TGAATATTTTGATCCTGCTTTAAAATGCAGTAAATCCCGAATTTGCGGTATTTTTTAAGTACCACTATTTTTTTCGTAAATTCAGCCGTTAATAACTTGGTACTATTTTCATGCGTCCGGGTAACTGTTATTGTATATTGATTGGGTTCGAGATTTTAAAACTCCAGAACTCAATAAAATTTTCCAAAGATCTAAATTAGAATCATACACTACTGCAAAAGACTCATTTTAGAAGGTATGTAAAGAAGCATTGAGCTCAGTTAGAAGATGCCAGTAAAATGCTTTCTAAGGGAATCGATCTAAAAACAGTTTTAGAAATTACTGGGCTTTCCGAAAAAATCCTAAAAGAACATGGAGTTCTCTAATTTAGGTTCCAAATAACTTGGTTCGGTGTAAGAAATTCTCTCTATAAAACTTAATTTTTCCGTTTAAGTTTTAAAATGTGGGAACTACCACAAAAAATTTCTATAATAAAAGGATTTGTTTGAGAAACTGAATCTGCAGCTCATATTCTAACAAATCCAAATTTTACAGATAAATTCCGAAAATGTAGAAACTCCAATCACTAAAATTGAATATTTAAAAAACGTGAATTCGGTACGAGTAAAAATTTTCTAAAAGTATGAATTTCTACATCATTTTATAGAAAAACCTAAGTTTTGTGGTAGTTCCCACATTTTAAGAATCAATCTGCAAAGTTCAAATTCCAACTTCTTTCAGAATCATAGTTACCTACCGTTAAAAATGTGTAATGTGACGTAATTTGTAGAAACTACTATGTCTTCTTTCAAGTCTTCATTTAGGATTTTATAATAAAAATCAATAATAGAGTTGTTGAAAAATTCCCTAGTTCCGATTAACAAAACTGCTTCAATTGCCCATTTCCATAATGTCCGCGAGCGTTACCCAAAGCGAGAATGTGCAGTAAAAACTTAACTGAATATTGACTTATTCTTCTGAAATTTTTATATGAGCATCAATAAGAATCGTCGCAAGCGATCCTGTTCTAATATCTAATATTGCCCAGTCTTCTGAATCTCTCAAACTTACATGTCCATTGTGTAAAAATGAAATGCACCAATTTTTCTGTGCAAGCAGCGGAAACACTACTCCACAAATAGGGCCAACCCATTCCGGAAGAGATTCGAAATCAGTCCTTGAATTAAAAGTTTCACCTTTCGAAAATTCCCATTCAAATGGGGGATGGAATTCTTTTCCCTTAACATACAACCAGGTGTGATAAAGAATTTTTTTCTTTGCACCTAAAATTTTTTCAGCGATATAGTCATTACGTTGTTGTTGCGTCATTTTACTATTCCTTATAGCTTTCTTGAAGCTCAATTGTAATTTCGGAATCTATTTCACGTAATAAACTACGTTCCTTTGCTCGTGATAAGACTCGGCGAAATCTTTCATGGTCTGGTTGATCTATATCCTCTTCTTCCAAAAGATTGAATTTTTCAGCAATTGCGAGTCTTCTGCTAAATGTTAGTTTGAAATAATTTAATGTTATATCACGCACTGAATTCATAGCTATTTAAAAATCTTTGTAAACTTCCCACAGTGTTCGCATTTAACCCGATTTCGATTTTCAATTTCTTGAGTCAGGTCGTTTATCCTATCCGTCAAACGCTTCACCCTCCATTCTTTCACCTGTTCTTGATCCGCAATACGAGTCATAAACCAAATTGGATCTAAATCCTCTTCACAGGTTTGGCATTGAAGATAAGGAGATCCTTCAACTATATAAGCAGAGTCATGATTACATTTGGGTTTTTGATTCGATTTCTTAACTGACCAAGTTCCTCGAATTGAATAACCTTGCTTTTATCTTCATTAATCATTTTTTCTGTTCACCCTTTTAAGCTACCAGACCAAAGAATCAATTTCATACATTAAACAGAATAATAGCGCAAGTGAGAAGTCAGAATCTAAACCAAATATATATTTCCAATTTAAACAAATAAGCAGATAAACAAACAGAAGGCGGCGAGTCATCGCAATTATTATGACTGCCATCTCTTATAACTCATCCTTATTCAAAACAATCAGAGCCAGAGCTGAATTAATAGAAGATGACGTAAAAACCTCATCATAAAAACAATTATTAACCTCGATGCTATCAAAGCCGGCTTCAATTCCGATATAGTTTTTCTGCATGATGGGGAGCGCTATACTCCAAAGTAAACCGGTCCATCGCGCATCAGTTTTGAATGAAGGCAAACGATTTTCAATAGTATTTGCTCTTGTACGCCATCCAATATCTGGGTCATACTCCCATCCTAAAACATCTTTTGCTATTACTTTGTCCGTAAGGTCGTTTTCGGTAATCATAACTTTCCTCGTCAGTCCCAGCCCAAAGTTATATTAACTTTATCTAATTCATCAACTGTCTCTATAGATTGAAGTGAAACTTTTAAGCTTGCAGCTTTTTGCAAAAGTAACGTCTTACGAATAGCTCCGTCGCTTAGGACTTGTTTGATTTGATTCGCTGTATGATTTCTGTAGTCTTTGATTCCATTTTCATTTGTGCATTTGCACGAAACAGAAGCATTCAAAGAAACTAAACCGACCAGATTTAGCTGGTCGTCTCTGTCACTGCCATAAAAGTGCGGTGTATCTAACGCATTGGAAACAAAGCCGGCAATAATCTTTGATTCACATATAGAATCTACAAGTTTAATCAAAGAATCTTTCTTTTGAATAAGATTGATAATCCAGCCATCTGTTTCTGTATAAATTTGGAATGGCAACAAAGAACCATCTTCGTTCTTTAGGGGTTCGAGATCTGTTTCTGTTTCCGGATTAATTTGATCCTCCCAGCTTTGTAAAATTCTTTCTTCTTTCGAAACTTTGTTATAAACCTTTCTCGATTCAAAATCTTGCGCAATTCCATCTTTGATTTCCGCAAGAAATAATTCCCCGACTTGCGGGTTATAATGAAGTGAATATACAATTTCATGCTGGTCTGGTTTAAAATTTGCCCAAGCGTTCGTACCTGACATTTGGTTTGAATCTGCGTTAATCCAAACAACTTGTCTATTCAATTTGTCTAATATATAATTCATTATGCTACTCTCACTTTGTATTTTACGGCAATATATGCAGGGGCAGTTTCGTTACCTACCCGTGATGTTCCGTTCGTGCCGTCTGATATTGGCTCAAGGATTTGTAAGTTACAATTACCCGCATTTGTCCCGCCGCCGTTAAGCCAGTAACTTCCAACACCTCCAATAATACCGAAAACGTTGTAATACGTAAAGTTGTGACGGTGGTTTTGGAATTGATCCTGGCCCGCATATCCGACTGCGCCACCATCGTAATTCCCGCCAGCTGCTTTTGCTCTAGTTCCGTGTATCCCGGCACCTCGCGGGAAAATTCCGCGACGGTCCGGAACGTTGAATGTACTCGAACCGTCTCCAAAACCGTATTCAATATTTATAATCATCTCTCCCGTTTGAGAAGAGGTTAAATCTAAAATTGAACCGGTAGAGGTAGAAGAAATCTGGAAGTCGTTGGTGGTTGGATTACGAACATAATAATTTGTTAATGCTGTAATCCCGCCTCCTGTAAAAGAAAACTTTACAAGTTGTCCCTCGATACAACCGTGATTTGTGCAACTGATTCGATCCGTTGCAGCAACAATTCCGGTAACGTTACGACGAACCAAGTTCCAAAGCGCGGAAAATGTGACTCTGGAAATTACCTGAGCATTTGCGTCTTTAAAATAAGATGAGGATAGTATATTTAAACTATCTTCGACAATGCCACCTAATGGAACGATAAGATTTGTTAATCCTAATATATCATTTTGCCTTGTGGCTTCCTCTGCACTGATCCAGCTTTCAAGTGCATTGAGCGCGCTTGAAATACTCGAACGTGAGCTATTGAAACGACCGACTAACGCAGATAAAGAACCAACCTTAATATCCGTGTCTAACTTAGAATTCGTAACCGAGTTGTCACGGATATTGCCTGACTTGATACGACACAAAGATCGAAGATCATTTAAAATAGAAATTGCACCGTTTAAACTACGAATCTTAAAAAGAACAACGTCTTCCGAATCCGTAGTTTCTTTAAACAAAATCTCGAACGAGTTTTGACGGTATGTATTTGCGTATCCGGTAGAATCGAGATACGAGGAAGTCTCGGTTTGAAACTTGTGACGTAAAACAACAAATGAATCTAAATTCTGCCTGGTTACGAGAAGGTTATTTTGCGCGGCTACATGGATCCGCCTACCTTTGGAATCATACACTACAATTTCCGTAAGGTTTATCGTATTTGGACTTGCGCCAGGAGTTAAATCGCCACCGGACAAAACTTCACCTGAAACGAGATCGGAAAAACGTTCTATAATCTCGTCTTCCATACGATTGTGTTCGGTTTCAAAATCACCTTGAAAAACCGGCTTACCATTAACCGGAAAATTTAAACCTCTTAAATTACTCATTATAAACTCCTAATATACTAACCAATATAATTCAGCGCCTAACAACGTTTCGGACAATCGGGCTCCTTTCCAAGTCTGTCCGTCTTCCAGAGTTGGAGGAGGATCGGAAGGATTTAGTTCCTCCCAAATTTCCCAAACGTTACCGCCTATGTTGATTGCATCTAAAATACGGATTAGATTTTGACGGGATTTTTTGTTAATTGAAGGGATGTAGATCCGGAAAGCATAAAAACAATAATCACGGGATCCAAGGATAGTTCCGATCGGATCGCCCATTCTGTATTTATAATCAAAAACTTGTTCGACTGAAATTTGATCCGTTGAAAGTCCGGTGATCCTTGAAATCAGATTCTTTTTAGCAAAAAGTGTTGGCGGAAGACGACGATATTCCGCTAAGAATAAGATTCTGAGATAATACGAACTATCCGATTCACCTATTTCGCGTGACAAGCCGTATCTCGCTCCCCACCAATCGAGGCCCTTACCGTCTGCTGTATCCACCCAGATTTGTTTGTATAACCAGTTGGATCTTTTGAGTCGTTCCTGAATTACGATCAGAAGCGCAAATAGAACTCTATACCAAAGGCTGTTGGAAAGACCACCGGTTCCGTTCTCGTTTATAGAAACTGGTAAGGGAGAAGTTTGGCGAATAGACCTTCTTAAGTTTGCCCAAACCAGAGAATTGAAATCGAAACGAAAACGACTCATGAATATACCGTTGCCGTAATATCAAAACCCGATCCTTTGATCGCAAGACTACCGGCGGGAACAGAAATGTTGTCCCCGTTGTTGACGTCACACTGAACCGCGTCTGGAAGATTTAAAAGATTGGAGCGAAGGGAGCTAGTAACAAAATCGTCACCGTCTCGAAGAGAGAAGAAAAACGTATCTACAATGTTTTCGAGTGTGATTGAATCCGGAATCGATTCAGCCGAAGCGAAGTATATAATAAAAACCTTATTGATTTCGATTGCATTAATATTTTCGCAGACAACTTTTGCAACTCCTCCAGGATTTTTGTCTTCGCTATCAAAATGTGTTTCTACGATTTGCAACTGCGCGGATGAAATTGTTCCACTGGCTCCTTTGAGTAGAAGTTTTATAACTCCCGGGATTCCGATCGCCTTGCTACTTTTAAATATGGCTCTTTCTACAAAAGAAAATCCTAATGCTTCGCTGACGTACCATTCTGGAGTCCACAAAGATGAAGATTTGATTTCCGCCTCTTGCAAACGAGACCGAACGCTTGCAATCGTTTCCCTATCACGCGCTACAAATTCAGGAACCGTATTCGGGTTATATACAACGTCACAGTCTTCGATATAGTCGATGATTTCGGAAATTGCGTTTTGGGCAACGTTGCCTTTTGTACCAAAAAGAAGAGCTTCGCAAATCACTTCCACCGTATGAAACCCTCTTGAATCTACAGGAGTTGTAGGAAGAATTTTCGATTCTTGTGTAATTTGAAACTGAATCTTGTGATCCGCAGTTCCTACGATTTTTCCGATGGGAATGAGAACTTCGTAAGGAACGGTCGTTTTAGAACCAATTCGGATTCTATGTTTTGCGTTAGTCGCTTCTTTCCACTCAAGACCGTAACGTTTAAGCCATTCGTGTAAGTCTTCTTCTTCGGCTGTATGATAGTGAATTGCTTTTTGGAGTGCTAGAAGATTTTGATCGATGAATAGATAGATTGCGTTTGCAAGAGATCTTAAAATTGTACTGGCTTTTGAGTCCCGAGTAAAATCATGACTTTCAAAAACCTTAGAGTTTGAAACGTTGCGCTCAATCTCTCTTTGAACGTTTGATTTTGTGGTGTATAATATCATGAGTTCCCTCCAAGATTTAGGGAAAGTTCTTCTCCAGTTTTTAATCGGAAATAAATAGAAAGTCCTTCTTTGAGTACGGAAATCTTAATTGTGTCGGAATCGATTTGAGGGAATTGAGATAAGATCCGGAATGCGTCGTTCATGCGTTCTTGAGGACCGCTATCGTCATCTTCGTAGAGGTGCTTACGTTGGCGGCTATAGATTTCGGGGAAATCGATGTCGTCCGCAGGAGTCATGTCGAAGGCTTCGATCACCATCGAACGCACGACTTCTATTTCCGATTCGCTTTCCGCAAAATCAAAGTTTTTAGAATCAAGTAGTAAATCGGATGTAAGTGCGTCGGTTAAAAAATCCACAGATAGAGGTTATCTGTGAGTAAGAAGACCGCAAGCGATTCAGGTAATCCGTAGGAATGGATGTCCGCTATGTCTTCTATTTTTTGTTTGAGATAGCAGACCAAAGTTTATGTCTTTCCGTACTTGAGATTAGAAACTTTTAGAGCAGGAGGAACCGAAGGAATTGGTTTTGAAGAAATGGCTCCTGCAAGTCCGGCTTTGTAAGATGCCCCTCCATCCATAGGCGTCACGGGCGAAGTTTGAATTGCGGTATAGAGGGCTTGTAAAGAGGAAACGATTCCGTTCATCCAAGTTTCGAGTGCGTTGGTATCGACTCCGGAAATGCTTGCGTCTCCTATATCCACCTTTCCTTTAAAGTTAATTTTGTTCTGAATGGAATCTAACGCGACTTCTAAAGTGGGACCGTTTTTTAAAGTCAGCTTTCCTTCCGCGAGTTTACCGAAGACAGAAAGTAATTGAGAATGATCAATTTTAAAACCTTGATCGTCTACTTCAATCTCGCAAAGCTCTGCAACTTTTGTTTTGATCTTTGCAATTTTGTTGAAGCCGATTGCAACGGCTCTACTTACGTTGTTGTCTCCAAAGAGTATAATACAACGACTTCCGGGAGCTGGTTTGATAGGCCAAAACCAGCGAACATCTTCCTTATTTGCGCCGTTGACTGTCGCGGTTAGAAGCCCAGGTTTCCCGGAATCATCAGGATCCTCCTGGACGCGAACGACTGTAGCCATCGTTGCCCAATTGATCGTAAACTCACTAAAAAAGAGAGTAACTATATCCTGAGCAACGCTCATACGGCATCCTTAAACTTGACTACAGCCGGGTGGATCACTTGTCGAAAGGTTGCGTTTTTAGCGGACCAAGTTTTAACTACTTTATCTACAAAAATGTCCTTCGATCTAAGTTCATCATCAGGATCTTTGAATGTTATGATTTCCGAATGTTGTACCGAAGGAGCTCCGAAGGTCTCAAATTCTCCGACGAGACCTGTTCCCGCAATTTCATGATAGATTTCTTCCGCTCTTTTTTTGAGTTCGGAATAGGAAATGCCGTCCAGATCAAAAATCAATTCTTCACCACCGCTTTCTGTATATGTAGTTTCCTGCATCCTTCCGGTATCTATATTATAACTTCTTAATTTAACTTTGACCGGTCTACTTTCTCGTGTGGATAGATTGTCTTTGATGACGTTGTGACCTAATTGAAAGACTTTCTTTTTTGTAGGAGCCGAAATACGAGTTGGATTTTGAACTACCAAAAAATTATTCCGAAAAAACGCATCGATTCCATATTTTGCCAGACGGCGTAAAACAAATGCTACTCTTCTGCCTGCGGCTAAATCATCACCTACTAATTCGTTTGCAATTGCGGGATCAATTTTAGAAATCACTTCTCCTACTACACAACGATTTACGAGAGAAGCGACGGTCATTTTATTGATGTGGAAATTTACAGTTTTGAGTTGAAGATCATACATCCCATCTCTACAAACAATTTCCAGAGGCATTTTTGGAGATATACTTACAATTTTTCCTTCAAATTCAAGGGATTCTTTGTATCCTTCATACCATGCCCACCAACGTACTAAATCACCTTTTTTGAATGCTTTGCTGTCATATCCCTTCATCTTTGGAAGCCGTATTGTCAACTGAGAGTGAGGCTCTCTTCTACCGGAAACAAGTTCGGCTTCCGAGATTTTGTGAAGGATTTTACCACCTATGAGAAGACGTTGTCTCATAATTAAAGCCATGTTTTGATTCTCTCCTTAGCGGCTTGAAATGCTCTTAGATCCATAAGCGCTGGAATTGTAATCCTACTACCGATTAAATAACGTAGGATTTTACGTTCGTTTTGGTTTCGGATTCGTTCGCTGAAATGTTCCGTAAAATAATAAAGGAGACTCAAGGATTCGTAGGAATCCGTTTCTGTTACTGTGTGTTCGATATCTGAGGAAAGAAGATCCATACGAATCTTCAAAGGAATCCCTTCTTTTAATTTTTCAGACCAATCAAAGCCGATTTTTTGGATCAAATGAGAATTCAAATCTCGAAGAAGAGGCCACAATGTCCAATCTCCCCAGTAGAAAGAGGTAATGCGTTGTAGGGTTTCCTCTTCACGAACAAAATGGACGCGTTCATTCATTTCGACGGAGTCTCCAAGTTAAAGAGAGGGTCGTCACTAATTGCTTCAATGCGGACTGGAAGCTCAAAACTTCTGTCTTCATCGGGGAATTCGACCCGAGTTAAAAAAACTTTCATAATTCCGAGCGCATTGATTTTAGGATGAACGATTTCCAGGGAATCCATTTTCATCCATTTTGACTTAATGCTGCGTAGTTCTGATATGGCGTCTAACTGCATTCCGGTATTACTTACAAACTCGAACTCAATCGTAAGTTGCCAATCATGAAAACCTACAACTTCTTTGATTGTTCCTTCTCGTCCCGGAACGGTTGTCTTGGAATAGTTTTTCTCCTGAGAGACCGTTACCTTGGTTCCTCTCGGACAACGATAATCTCCTATTTTTACAGGATCTAAATCGGATCCAGTAACTGCTAAAAATGAGCCGCCTGGTGTTGGGTCTAATAACATTATTGAGTTCCTCCAAATTGAAGTGCGTATGGGGTCATAGGGTTCCCTTGATCCGCAGATTTTTTAATTTCAGTTGTAAAGACATTTCCGATCCAATCCCCGGCCTCTTTGTAACCGGAAGAATTGTTTTGGAATGTGACTTTGTCTACGAGTCGATTGATTGTAATTTGAATTGCTGGGGCCTTGGATGCTCCACCCGGAAAACCTTGCAATGGACTATTCAGTAAAGAAGGATCTAATTTAGGTATTTCTAATGCTTTTGAATATTGAGCTTGGTTATTTAGATCGAGTTTAGCGCCGCCTGTTTGAGAGAGCATTTTGTCAACGCTTCCCATACCTATAGAATCAAAAATGGATTTTGACGGTAAAGTTGTTGTCGGTTTGACATCGACAGTTTTGAGGGTATCTTGTGTCACTCCGATTGCTACTTGATCGCCTCCCATGCCAAAAAAACTTTTTACGGCAACCACAGCTTTGTCGATCCAGCCTACAATTGTCGCCCAGTTTTGTTTGATTACGACTAACGACGCAATGATGGCGCCGATCGGTCCAGTCAAAAGCAGTAAGGCGGAAACAAGAAATTTATGTTCTTGCCACGCGTTGGCAACAGACGTTGTCCATTCATCCCAGTAGTAAACCGCAGCAGCCACAACTCCAACCGCAAGTAAGATTCCAGCAAGCACCCATGTAATCGGGTTAGCCCAAAGAGAAGCGTTCAAAAGATTCGAAGCCCATGTAAGTCCTGTCGTAACTGCGGTTTGAATTGTTTGCCAAGCGGCAAGCGCCTTTGTCCGACTGGTCATGATACCATACAGAAACGTCAATGCTTGCCAGGAATACATCGCGGCACCAACGATACCGATTAACGCGTATTCTGCGACAGCTAAAGCGATCGTTGCGGTTCTATTGGCAACTTTTGCCGCCCAATTTTTAACCGTTGCTATCGTATCAAAAATCTTTGCAGCCGCTGCGGAACTTGTCACTGCGGTATACGCTCCAATGATTCCAACGAGCGTAGTAAACGCGCCTCCTAAAAATAGAGCAACGGATCCACCGATAATGAGATAGGAAATAAATTTCCTGAGCCCAGGACTTTGGTCTAAGAATTTTGTCATCCCGGAAAGCATGTCTCCAAATCCTTTTACGATGGAAAGAATCGGACCGCTGGAAATATCTTGACCGAGGCTTGTTTTTAAACTCTTCCAAGCCTCTGCGCTGCGATCCAATTGAGACGACAGATTATCTTGATTGATGGAAGCCATTTTGTTTAATGCTTCTGCGGTACCGCTTAGGTTTGCATCTTTGATTTCCGAAATCGAAGTTTTTAACTCTCCCATTTTTGGAAGTAAGTTTTCAAGCGCGGCCACCGCTTCTTCCGAGCCTAACGCTTTCTTAATTTCGTTACGTGCGTCGAGTTTTAGAACTTTGTTCCCAGTAGCCTGATTGACCACAAAGGAATTTGAATACTTTTGATTCATCTCTTCCAAGAGCTCGGGCATGGATTTGATTTGACCTTGTGCGTTTTTCGCACTGAGTCCGAGCTTCTGAAATCCTTCGCCCACCGAACTTAAAAAAGCGCGGTAACTGGTTCCAGCGACTCCGGGGAGCATCGTGTTTTGAAGCATCCCTAAAACTGCCATCTGCTCTTCAAGTTTAACACCCATACCGGCGGCGGTAGCGCCAAGCCCTTGCATTGCCGCTTGCATCTTAGCGCCGTCTGTTTTAAATTTTTGAACAGATAGAGAAAGTGTATTCGCAAAACGTAATGCAAATGCGGCGTCACTTTCGTTATACATTTTTTTAAATTGTGCGTGAGTAGTTCCGAAAAGATCCGCAAGTCCCGCGAAGTCTCCTTTGGTTGCAATCGCCGCTTTTCCCAAGGCGCCCGCAACACTCGAAAGTTCGGCGGGGTTTAAACTTGCGACTGCGGATTTGATGTCATAGATTCCTGATAAAAACGTCTCTTGCGCGGTTCCCAGGTCTCCGGTCATCCCGCGAACTTCTGTAGATATTTTGGTGACTTCGTCTTTCGTTACTCCAAGCGACTCGATGTTTTTTTCGAGCTTACCCGCTTCGAGCCCTGCTTCTACAAGAGATTTAGAAAAGTATAATGCACCGGATCCATATTCGAGCAGACTTTGACCGGATTTAACCATTCCCATAGAACGGTCAAAAAGTCTTGCGGACGCGGACGTATCGTCCATACTCTTTCGAACATTTTTCCACCGCGTCTCGATTTCACCGAGACGACCAGACACATAATCCTTGAGACTTAAAACAACACCGAGCTCGAATGTATCCATATTACCTACTTGTAAAGCAGATAGACTATGGACACAAAAAAGTTTGTTACAAGAGGTAGATATTTAAGAAATTTATTTTTGTTAAACGGAATGACGATTAACGCAGGAATGATTCCAAAAAATGGAAAAAAAGACCAAAGGTGTAAGAAAAAATAGATCACACCGGCGAACGGAATTAAATCGCTCGCTGTGGGATTTTTTGGATCAAAACCTTTCCAATCTTTCGCCATTTGTATATTCCTATATCCTAAATTAAAAATCCTTTGTAAATCAGATTATCACTTACCGAATGCTTTTGCGATTCCTTTAGCAACTCCAGTCGCAATCATATCGATAATCCTTTCTTGTGCCCATTGAAGGTCTTTGCTTCTTCTTGCGATTTCTTCCGCGTCAAACGGATCCGGAATCGGAGTCTCGGGAGATAAGAGACGAATTAAATTTTCAAGCGCTCCCATCCCTGACCGAATTTCCGCATCCCGATCCGCTAAAGCTTTTTTGAAACCGCCTCGTGATTTAGTTTTGCCAGATCAAAAATCTTACGACTGATCGAAGAGGCAAGGCCCGGGGCTCCTTTATTGATCCAGCCGGAAAATGTCTCAGAACTTGGATACACCAAACAGCGATTCACAAAATCAATATCGGCTTCGATCGGATCTAACTTTTTAGTTCGCTCGGAAACTTTAGAGAGAGTTTCTTTCGACGGAACTCTACACAGTGTGGAATATTCATCCACCTGAATGAGGTGCAACCCGCCTTTATCGTCTAGAAATTCTTTAATTACTTCTATCTCCACTTCGTAACGAGCAAGAAAGTTTTCGTCGATCGAAACGTAATCTTTAGGAAGGTTTGAGATTGCCTGTTGGTAATCGTTAAATTTTTGAGTGCCTTGTAGTTCCATTTTATATTCTCCTTATATTATATATTATGTAAATTTAATGATTGGATAGCTTGTCACTGCAAGGTCAAGATCCGTCTCAGCCGCATCCGCCCCGGTTTCAAACGGAAGGGAAAATTTTATGATCTTGGCGGCTGGAACGGTTAAAAGAAGAGTTCCACCTTCCACCTCACAACGGGCCGTAATCGGCGAAGGTGGAAGTTTGAGTAGATCCCCGCCGAAAGGAGTGGCAAGCTTGATCATATATTTCAACTCGTCGAGTTCGATCGTAGCCTTCGCCTGACGTTTGTAAGATTTTACAGACCAGCTTACCGGTTCCCCACCTTTACCGAGTTTGAAAGCGATATCTGCTTCGTAGTCTAAACTAAATTTAGAAAACTTAACCAACTCTCTACCCAACATAGTTAAGGTAAAATTTTCGAACGAAAGCGACTGTGGTAAAATATCTCCTGGATTTGGCATTTTGATTTCCTCCTTTTAGTTTACGCCAACGCGAATTCAGTGGACCACTGAATAGCATCGATTCTGTCTTTGATGTACATCTTTAAAGTTGCGGGAAGAATCTTTCTTCCATTTATAGTCTTGATCGGTTGCAACTTGATTTCGTGACCGGAAATCTCTGCTTCTCCTGCACGTTCCATTTCCGACGATACTTTGGCGTCAATTGTAGCCTTAAGATAATCTAGGCCCCCGCTTCCAGAGTTGGTTTCTGTATCCGATTTCAAGAATGGAAGAGATTCACGATAAACGATTCGGTGCATTTTGTTTGCACGACGCAGTTCTGGAATATACTGAAAATCTGAAGTAGGTCCAGCCATCAGGTTGTCGGATGCAATAAAGACACCTTGATAGTCTGGATAAATTTGAAGAATTGTAAGACCTAAATCATCAAATGCGGTTTTATACCCTTTATAACCTTCATTCCAATAACGAATTCCGATCAAGGTTTTAGATTTGTTTTTGGCAACCCAAGCAGCACTAACGTTAACTCGATGAGCTGCAAGCCTCGCACAAAGAAAGGTCGCGGCGCTTCTCCATTCTCCAATCGTTCCCGCAAGTTCGAGAGAAGCGTTCCATCCACCGTTTGACTGGATTCCACCGGGAATGTAACGGCCTTCCGCTCCAACAACACAAACCCTTTCGTTTTCAAAAGAATCCCATTCGTCTTGGATCCTAAGGAAATACGTTTCCACGGATTCGGAATAAAGTCTTCGCTGCGTTTCCAATACCGCAAAAATCCGAAAAAGATTTTGGGTTCTCATCTCTTCGAGAAGAGTAGAAACCGAAATAGCAAAAGCTCTATCCACTCCACCAACGTGGTGAAACCAATAAAAAGGAGTATTGCCCTGATCAACTGTTTTCAACGCTTCGATTGCGGCAAGTCTTGCCACTGCGGATGAGCCCGGCCCTTTGATGTTAAACGTAAATGTGTCGCCTACATGAAACGTATCTGCAAGAGGGGTATCGTTATGAAACGTTGCGGTAACTCCAACGGCAAGCGCAATTACTCCGGAAACAGGAGTTACGAGTAAAGGCCCGAACGTATCCCCACCATCTTCGCTTTTACGATATTCTGCGGTTCCAAGTGCACCTGCTTTCGTAATTTTTAAAACGACACCTCGGTTTCCAACTGGGGTTCCCGAAATTGTAGGTGGATCCGCCAAGCCAGTGTTTGCAGGTCCAGGGATCATAGGATCCACGCTTCCAGTCTGGTCATTTTCGGAACGGATACAAAGGACAGGAACGGGAATCTCACCCACAGCTTCGTCAAATTCTTCGAAATGTTGTTTGAGTGCATCGACTAACTCACCCTTTACGAAAACGTCCTTACCCTGCTGGTAAGAAGAAATGAGGATCGGAGTATTTGCGGTGTATCCTTCCGCCTGTCCGATTTTCGCGTGGACCTTATCTTCATACGGAAAACTATTTCCAAGTCCCCCAGAAACGTGCGTAGTTGAAACTGATCCTATAGCCATTACTGTCCTCCTTTTGTTATAATAACTTTATGAAATACTAATATATGTTGAAAATTATCCATCCTTTATACTCCTTCTATGCCGGACCCTTCTACTTCCAATTCGACTCCAGCCAAAGTTTCTTCTTCCTCGATCGTATAGAGTCCGTCTTTAAAAATGATTTCTACATAGAGTTTGTAGTTGCCGGTTTCTTTTGCGGGATCGTCTACGAGTCCTGTTTTACCAAGACGAACTAAAATCGGAATTTGCTCTTCGGACTTAATCCAGGTCCGAAGACTCACAAACAAAAGACACTGATCTAAGATTCCACGATTGACAACGGAACTGATTACGTCCGCATCCGGTTCATTCAGCCAGAAATCAACAGTGTATTTAAATTCCTGTTTTGCATGACACACTGCGTTTTTTAAAAATACGGAATTTCCTCGAACGATTCTTTCTAAACGATGTTTAATTTTTCTTCCCAAGGTGTTCGTAGGTTCCGAATATTTTAGAATCGCACACGGAATTTTTTCTTGGATCCCATCCAAAGGAGGTTGGTATTCAAAAAATCGATCCGGAGGAATGATCGGAATTTCACCGATTTTAATTCCTTCCACCATCTCTCGAATGTAATCGATGTGAGACTTTCTCATTTTTTGAAAATCTCCTTCAAGACGTCCCGGAAATTTTGAAGAATTAGTTCTTTAGAATCTTCTAATGCAGGTCCGACGTGAGGTCTTGCCGAAATTCCTTTTGCTTCAAATCCTCGCTCTAATACACGCGCTTGGATTGAATTGGTTCCCACGATTCGAGTAGAATCACCTTCTTTTACAATTTCGTATGACGCGGAATAATCTCCTTCTTCAATCAACGTCAAAGGAGACTTTCCTTTTTTTGCTTTTCTCTTTTTGGTTGTTTCGGAGAGTTCCGGCCAATTGGATTTGTATTTCTGAGTACGAATTCCTTTGATGATGTTCGCTTGTACAATTGCCGCATTTTTATCTTGGACTTTTACGAGTTTGTCTTGTCCTTTCGAAACCGCGCTATGAAGTGCCGGACCAAACGTATCCGTTACAGTAAGGAATTTCATACTTTGCTCCCTCCCGCTTTTGGTTTGGTTACTTCGATTCGTATCAGTTGAAAACCTTCCAGTTCTTGCACTGGATGGATCGTATCAATGAGCCACTCTCCTTCGGAATCTTCCTTCTCGATCCGGCAATTTGGAGAAAGAATTTCCGCACCCAAATCTTCCGGACGTATTTGGCAAACGGCACGGTATTCTTGCCTTTCCCCGACTTCGTTATCGTTAGCCGTATCCTTCCAAATCCAAACACAAGAAATGTCTTTGCTGCTTATATACGTCGTTTTCTTAGAAGCGTTTAGTCCAGATGGAGCAGGAACCGAGACAGGAGTAAGAATTTTGATTTTGGCTTGTGCTCCTTTTTCAAAAGCACGATCCAGCATTGAGTGAATGCTCATTAGGCAACCCCTGGAGATTCGGAAGGTTGTTTTCCAAAAAGAAGAAAGTAGGCTTTATTCCGAAATCCTTCTACGATTTCACCGCGCTCTTCAACGCTCATTCGAGAACGTTTGACTTTTGTACCTTCGCCTCCACCGGTGGAAATTTCCTCCGGATCAAAGCCGTCGTTGTATCCGAATTCCTCAACGATTTCGGCTTTGATGAGAAGAACTTCGGATGTCCGAAGTTCAGTTGTGTACGGAGGATTATCAGGAATTACAACTCCCCAGGACGTTAGTCGTGCTTTTGCCAAAGCAGCCGTAGACTCAAGAAACTCCTCGAACGGAGAAGCGGAATCTCCGTCTCCTACGTCGGAAAGATCCAAGCTTTTGGCCCGGATCCTGAGTTGTTTTTTGAGTTCTGAGACTTCGTTTAACATACGCTTGGCGACCAATTAAGGTTTCTTTGTTTTGTAGTGACAGCTTTCGGAAAAGAGTTTCGCAAACGCGAATTCGTGACTAATTACAGTTCCTTCGATTTGCTCTCTGATGAAGCGGTCACTTTCTACGAGTTGTCCCGCAGAATCTTCGTAAAGTTCTAAAGTCACATCCTTGTTCCATGCGAGGATCGCATCCTCGTCCATGTCCGGATGAGTCTTCCAATTCACTCCGAAAAAGTTCAGAACCTGACCCGTTTTCACGTAACCTTCGAGAAGGTTCATGGACTGGAACTGTTTGAAGTTAGCTTCATCGGTGAGCATTTTTTCCAAAAAGTTTTTGGAGACAACGGCATGCGTGAACTCGACTCCTTGATCCGCAGAGAGAAGAAGACTTACTACGTCGGAATATTTCCAAACGGTTCCTAACGTTTGAGATGTTTTTGCTTCTGTTCCAGTATTTCCATCGCCGCTTTTGATTACACGGAGCGCTTCTTTTGTAATCTGCTGTGAGAGTTGCCAACCGAAAACTTGGAATATATTTTGCACTTTGAGAATTTGCATTCTCTTCAAAGACTCGTAAGTGAAATTGATTTCGAGTCCGACTGGGCTAGTTTCGATTGCTTTCTCCTGAGTTTTGATCGTTGCTTTCGGAAATTTCCCGCCGCTTTCTTTCGCCTTTTTCTTAGCGGTAAGATCAGAACCCTCGATGTCAAACGCGACTGATCGCGCCGCGCCTTGGCTTATGCGAGTTTTCACAGAATGAGTATCTTCCAACTTCACCTGGAGTTGCCCCATATTCATTCCGATGTATATGTTTTGGTTTATGAACTCTGGAAACAAATACCTCGATTGGTTCGATGACTTAACAAAGTCTTCTACGGAAAACGAAGCTTCTCCGATCGAAACGTTATTTGCCATTAATTGGCGTTCGAATGCGGATAGATTTTTTCCCGTCGGTGTTTCCGGATCGTAACCGAACCCGGATTCTTCTTTCTCCATAAATTCGTTCATGGAGAGACCGTCGCGTTTCGCGTCGGAATAGGCTTCGGCTTGTAAGTCGAGACGAACAAGTCCGTTATCTAATTTTACGTGTGGCACTTTAATTTCTCCTTATATAATGCAGGCTAATTTTTTCGCTCCGGTATCAACGGAGATGACGAGAACGCGAGTTCCGCTGGATGCGGTCTTGATTTTTCCAGTATTGTCCGCTTGAATATTCAAAAAGCCAGGAGCCGGATTGGTACCGGAATATTCATATTCGAATATTCCGAAAACTTTAAGTCCGAGAATCTTTCCCTTTTCATCCACAACCACAATTTGACCCGCTGGAGAGTCGCCGTCTACACAGAGGGAAACCTCCATATTTGCGGTAAACTTGGCGGGTTTACCTTCGTCCGCTTTTGTCAGAGTTTGATGTTTTACGGTGATCGTTACGGGCTCAACGATCCCGCGATAACCGACTTCGAATGGTTCATCTAAAGGCATACTCGTTTCTCCTTTTTACTTTTTACTCAACTTGAAGGTGTCGGGACTTTTCTTTTGGAAAGTTTTTGCCCCACCTTGAGGCTCGCTTAAACTTCCGGAGGCACGACTGACTTTCTTCGATCCGCAGTCTTCACATTTAAGCGGATGCGAATTTTCTAATGAAGCGCCGTACTGTTTCGAAAACGCTTTAGCCTGTTCGAGATTTGCACCTTGGATTAAGGCTTCGATCACGGAGTCAGGTTGGTTTTTCGTAAAAACTCTATAAGCAGTGACAGCCCTTTCTCTTTCAGCGTTGAGTAGCTTTTTAGGTTCTTCCAAAAGGCTTTGGAGTTCGGCAACTTTGGACGCGAAATCCACGTTTGCTGGAAAAGTCTCGTTCCCAAAAAGTTTTGCGAATTGGTTTAAGTTGTTTTGCAAGACGGCGCTTTGACGTGCCCCATCTTGCAGTTTTGTGATAGTTATCCCCGCTTCTTCGAGCACGGATTCCATTTTTTCCGACGGCAATTCCACGAATTCGCCCTCCCCAGGAGACAGACCGAATTTTTGGGAATCAACCCCCAGAAGTGACAAAATAGTGCGTTTGATTTTCATCTTATCCTCCTGATTGTTTAAGTTTGTAAGATTGTTTTGTGGGAAATCGAAACCTGCGGCGAATTTCCTTGCGGTATTATCCGCAGGCACGGCGACGAGGGATGTTTCGAAAACGGATAGAATTTTTGTGACGATGAGGCGAACGTATTGACCATCAATTACCTCACCAAGATGTTCATAGAAGTTATCCAACTGAGGATGTGACTTTTCGTAAGTGAAAGAAACGCCAGCGGAGTTCGCATCAATCAATGCCGGTTTCGTTTTCAATCGTGCTATGACATCAGAGGCAAACTCTTTATATATCCGAAAAACCGCATCGATACCGGGAATTCCATTACGATTCGTGAATATAGGATTGCGTGTAATTCCGATCGAGTTGCGAACGGTCCTTTGATGATCCGTATAAATTTTAGTTGAAAACTTTTCTACAGCGGTTTCTAAAATTGTAGAGTTTCTGAAATCACACCACCATCCTTCGATCAAAACGGCCGATAACATACGGAAATTGAATTCCGCATATTCTTCGTTCTCTACGAGTTCGGTTGTATCACCCGTATTTAAAGGCGCTCCGTTCTGTAAAAAATTTGCGTGGAGAGAGCGAAACTCTCCACGCGCAACACCAGAGCTATGGAGAAGAAGCCCGGACTCTAGTCGTAGATGTCCATTGGAATCGAATTTTAAATTTGCTTTTGGCACATGGCAAGAATAGCCTATGTGTTTTGAATAGAAAGAGGTTTAGTATAACGCGGGTCTTGAATGTCCGCTATGTCTTTACTTTTTGTTTGCTCGTGAATTGAGCCATTTCTCTACGTCAGAAATAAGCCAGACAGTGCTTCGTTCACCGAGTTCATACGATGGGAAGGGAAACGTCTGGTCTTCTTTCCATCGTAATATCGTTTTTTCACTCTTTCCCAAGAGCTTTGCAAATTCCCTGGTCGAGTAAAATAGTTTCCTAACGTGAGATGATAGTTTAATTCTTGATGATTTTGTTACGAGTGCGTTCATATAATTAAGGGTTTTATAATATATAAAATTAAAGTTGTCAACTCGGAAAAATTGATGTAAGATCCTTTAGGGACTTACAAGATGATAGCGGACAAAAAAATCAATTCGGACCAATTGAAAAAACTTTGGGCGACTGCAAGAGAAGCGGGCTTGTCGAAAGTAAAAGTTTACGAAATCGTTTTGAATGAGACCGGGTCCGAGTCGATTTCTTCTTTAAATACTTCACAGGCTCATACAATAATCAATATTTTGAATATAGAGCGTCAAAGAGTTTTCAAACAAAAACCGAACGATCCGATTTTAGTCTTAAAGAAGAATCTTCAAAAACGTTCTTACGATCAAAAACAGTTGGCTAAACAAATTTGTGAAAAGATCAACAAGAAAGGAATCTACAATATCGATTTAGATTCGTTTTCCAAAAGGCAATACAAGAAGCCGTTTGATTTACTCTCTCGTAAACAAGCGGCGGGTCTCATTCAAGGGTTGATTGCGATTCTGGGAAAGTAGTTATTTTTTCTTTTTAAATTTATCGCCAAGAAAACTGTCATTTGCTTTCTCGTAACATTCCGCTTCGGCGCGGGGATTACTTTTATCGGCATGTCGAATACATCCTTCTGCGCTTTCAGTTTCGAGATACGGAATAACATCAAAATGTGGAGGAACTCTTTCACCACAAACCATAGCAAAATTTACATAGTGATGAAATAGTTCATCATCATTTGAAATTTTAAAAGCCTCTGTAGCCTGATCATTTCTAATAGCCAAAAACTTTCCATTTGCAGTTCGAACCCATATTTTTCCTGAATCACTATTCAGTTTGAATTGATTCAAATCTTCTTTTTTAATAGAGAGAATACCAAAGTCCGGACACTTCGAATCTAATGGTTCGGGAAGGGCCAGGGGATTATTAAGGATTGCATTGCGAGTATTATAGCAAATGGATATTGAAAGTTGTTCGGCCTTCGACCTCCAGAACTCGCTTTTTAAAATCGACGACTTTTTAAATCTCTTAGATTCTCCTACACATTTTTGGGTTTCCAGTTCCACAATGAAAGGAATCGAATAATAAAATGGTGGTTTTATCCCTTTGCCACAAATTGATTCGTAAGTTTTCATAAAACTATGGAAGCCCTTTTCATCTGAAATTTTAACTGCGTCATACGCATCTGTTGTCGGAACTTCAATTGGATTGCCCTTAACCGTCTTAACCAAAATCTTAGTAGGATCGTTTTTTAGTTTTGCCTTCTTGATTTCTTCCAAAGTTGGATAATTTCCAAATATTTGGCAAGGCGCATCCAATGCGTAAGATGATTCCTGTGCTTGAATCGAGATCAAGTGAAACAATGCGAATAATATTAGAATTACTTGAAATAGAATCGATTTATTTTTTTCGAGCATTTGCTTCCTCGTAGCATTCCGCCTCGGCGCGAGAATTGTTTGAACTGTTCGCCTTTCGAATACATTCTCTCAAAGGTTCGGATTTAACGTAGGGAATCATATCATAAAACGGTGGTTTCAACCCTTTCCCACAAACCATTTCATATATCCTTAAGAATTGGCGAAATTCCCAACCTTCATAAATTTTAAGGGCTTCAGTTGCAGTATATGCCGGAACGACTGTGTGATTCCCTTCTGCATTTTTTACCCAAATGTTTGTTGGATCAGCTTCGAACCTTGCTTCCTCCAGTTCATCGGAGCTGGGTGAAAGAATGCCATAGTTTGGACATTTCGAATCAATATAATTTGGAAGAACTAAATCCGATCCGCGCGCCTCCATTACAACACCAAAAATGATTCGATAAATCAATGCAAGTATTGCGCCCATAAGGTCCCAATGCCACATAACTCACAAGAAATGCAATATTTTTTACAAAATTTAGATTTGATTTTTGTCGGGGGACCTCTTGATACTACACGGATAATAAGGAAACAAAAATCATGTTGGATATTAAAGAATGGAATCAGGATGATATTGCATTAATTGAGGGTTGTTTAGATAGATTTTATTATGGATTATCAAAGGAATACACTTACGAAAAATATAGAAGAAGTATAGTGTAATAGCCAAAATAAGATCTTACACTCCGTTCCAGTTGATTACGAAAACTGTAAGTTGTCGAGATACTTATTCTTAGCTAATTTCTTCGTGTCAAGGA